TATGCCCTGATTTTTGTAACACAACCAGTAAATGCACAATCTGAAAATGATAAGATGTTCTTTAATGTACTTGGTAGTGTTGCTACATTTATTACTGGTACCCTCGCAGGTTTGCTAATTGGTAAGAGTGGCGCACAAGAAATGAAAGATGAACTAGCAGATCAAGGAAATAATTCTGCGCCAGTTGAAGAAGAAGCGCCAGTTACTGAGGCGGTAGCGGAAGAAACACCTGCTGGTAAAGATAATTCACAAATGCCAGATGAGCAAGACATCGATGAAGAATGGGATAAAGAGTGAACCACGACCACCCAGTAATTACAGCAGGGTCTCCAATTACTGAAATGGAGATTATGTGGTTTTTAATGGTTGTTATGTTTGGGTGGAATTTATACATGTCTTGGCAGCACAATAAGTTAAATAAAAAAGTTGATTGCTCTTGTAAGGAGAAGAAGTAATGGCAGAAATGGGAACAGTAGAAAAATTTCTTGAAGTTGCAAGAGGAGAAATAGGTGTTATTGAAGGTCCTCGTGATAATGAAACAAAGTATGGTAAGTTTACTAAAGCTAACTTTCAACCATGGTGCGGATCATTTGTTATGTGGTGTGCAGATCAAGCTGGTGTAAAAGTTCCTAATACTGTTTATACACCATCTGGAGCAGCAGCTTTTAAGAAGGCTGGTAAATGGTTGGATGCACAGATCGCAGATCCAGATCCAGGCGATATAGCATACTTTGATTTTCCTGGAGATGGCGTAGATCGTATTTCTCATGTTGGAATTGTTGTAAAAGATAACGGTGATGGAACTGTTTGGTGCATTGAAGGAAATACAACAAATCGTAAGAGTGGTAGCCAGAGAAATGGTGGAGAAGTCTGTAGGCAGCTTAGGGCATATAAGAAAAATAAAGCTGGCGTTCAGGTATCCATAGTAGGATTTGGTCGTCCTAAGTTTAAAGGGGCTGCTAAGGCCGAATCTGCCCCATCTGAGGCGGCATCTGAGGCAAAGACCTGCCCTACTTGTGGGCAAAATATCAAATAAGACCTGTTTGACTTATTAAAATCTTCTTGGTATACTATATATACGAGAAAATCTAGGGGTAGGCATGACTTGTATAGCAGCAATAATTAAAGACGGTAAAGCATACATGGCTGGAGAAAGAGCCATTGTAGATGAACATCAGCAAATGAAATCAGACACACCTAAAATATGGAAATCTGGAGATTATTTATTCGGATATTGTGGAACACTTGAAGGTCAAATAATTCAAAATAATTTTAAACCACCTTTGGTTGAAGGCAATGTAGATAAATTTATGCGTGGCAAATTCCTTGAAGAAATGAAAAAGTTTTATGATAAATGGGGTATGCCAGCAGAAAAGGACTCAGAACTAACTTTATTAATATGTGTTAAGGGCAGGATGTATGAGCATGAGTCTGCTAATTTAACTATGATTTCCTATGACACAAATTTTGGTGCCATAGGTTCAGGATCGGCCTACGCAATGGGTGCCTTACATGCCACCCAAAACTATAAGGATCCAAAGCGTAGGCTGACTCAGGCTTTAGATGCTGCTATTTTATATAGCCCACATTGCTTATACCCAATTGACTTTTTAAGCAAGTAAGAGTATACTAAATATATGAATCATATACATGATGAAGACTTGACTCCAGAGGAGCAAGAGTTTGGCATTTGGTTAGAGAACGGCATCGATAGAGGCTGGGTAACTGGTCCATATTGCGCTACACATGATGGCGGTATGGAGTATATGAGTGAAGAAGAAATGGAAGAATGGGAAGCAGGAGGCGACCCATGCCAACACGTAGTTAGAATAATGATATAAGGAGAAAAAATGAAAAAAATCGCAGTGGGGATTGCAGTAGTTCTTGGTTTTACACTATTGCAACCAGTAAATGCACAAGCATCAAATCCATCAATTGTTATCGTAGATACAGCAATTGATACGTCTATTGCAGCGCTACAAGGCAAGGTAGTTCATGAGGTATGTATTACAGAAAGCCTTGCTGCTGTATGTCCTAACGGAACAACTTATCAAGAGGGTAAGGGTGCAGCAACTCTTCCATCTAAGATTGCATTAAGCAAAAATTTTGAGCACGGAACCATCATGGCTCTAATTGCAAATAAGATTAATCCTAATGCAAATATTGTTTTTATTCGTGTTGCTGGTTTGCAAAAAAACGGCAGAGCGGGAACATTTAAAACAGAAGGTGCAATTGCTAAAGCATTAGAGTGGACAATTTCTAATAAGACAAAGTACAATATTGTATCTGTATCTGCATCTGTTGCTACAAGCATGGCATCTCTAAATAAAGGAGACAACTATTGTCCTATTAGACCAGTTCATGCTGGTGTAATTAACAATATTGATAAGTTAATTAGTCTTGGTGTTCCAACTATTTTCCCATCTGGAAATAATAGAGATTCTAAAAGAATTGTATTCCCAGCATGTATTCCGCAGGCTGTAGCCGTTGGCGGTACTGGTGAAGATAATTCCGTATCTCCATTCTTTAATGCTGGAGATCTTGTTGACTTCTATGCTCTTGCTTGGTATGATACACAAGTAAAGCGTGTTGCTGGAACATCTGGATCAGCAGCAGCATTCTCAGCATTCTGGGCAAAAAATTATAAGGGTGATTATCAATCAACTTATAATTATATTAAATCTATTGCTAAGACAACAGGTGGAGTAGTTACAACCAACTCATTTGTAAATGTTTTAGGCTAAATGGATTTGGGGATTAGCTCAGCAGGCAGAGCGGGAAGCTGTTAACTTCTAGGTCGCAAGTTCGATTCTTGCATCCCCAGCAATGGCCCATTAGCTCAGTTGGTTAGAGCGCTACCCTGTCACGGTAGAGGTCGACAGTTCAAGTCTGTTATGGGTCGCTTGGTCGCTATCGTCTAGGGGCCTAGGACGCTGCCCTTTCACGGCGGTAACACGGGTTCAAATCCCGTTAGCGACACGCCTCCCTAGCTCAGTGGTAGAGCATCCGCCTTGTAAGCGGAAGGTCGTCAGTTCAATCCTGACGGGGGGCTCGTGAAAACATGTAGCAAGTGTAAACAATCATTGCCATTTTCTAATTTTTCCCCGTCAAGCGGGGGTAAATATTTAAGACCTGAATGTAGATCATGTGCAAATAAATTATCTAAAGAAAGAGAAGAATTAAGAAATACATATGGGTATCCACCAGCAGGATATAAGTGTCCTATTTGTTTAAAAACAGAAGAAGAATTAAAGGGCACTGGTGGAAATGCAAGTGTTTGGGTAGTAGATCATAATCATGAAACAAATAATTTTAGAGGACATATTTGCCATAATTGTAATAGGGGATTAGGCGTATTTCAAGATAGTATTGATAGACTTAATAGGGCTATTGCTTATTTAGCAAGAGATATGGTATAATTTATATGTACCCGCCGAATGGGGGTACCAAATTAACTCGCTGAAAAGGAGAATAAAATGGTAAGTTCATTTGCATGGGATCTATTCAAAGATCCCTTTTTTATTGGCTTCAATCGTGAAATGGAAAGATTGAGCAATGTTCAGTTAGCATCACGACAGACAAACTATCCACCTTATGATTTGCTTAAGTTGGACGATGACACATATCGGTTATCTTTGGCTGTTGCTGGTTTCTCAAAAGAAGATATTAATGTTTCAGTAGATAATGCAACATTAATTATCAAAGGAGAGATTGTAGAAGTTATAGATGCAGAAGTGGTTCACAAAGGAATTGCGGGTAGAAAATTTACTCGTACATTTGCACTTGGTGAATACATGGAAATAACTGGTGCTGAAATGAAAGATGGAATGCTACATGTCAATATTGACAGAGTTATTCCAGAAGACAAGAAGCCAAAATCAATTAAAATAAAGTAATATCAAATACCCTGTGTTGCTTTGACAATCACAGTAACATAGGGTATAATTTTATATATGCCAACATATGAATATAAATGCATTGCTTGCAATGTAACAATTGAGTTTGAGAGAGGCTTTGGAGAAGATAGAGAGCCATGTTGCTGTGGTTCATCCATGCAAAGAGTATGGTCATCTCCAGCGGTAGTATTTAATGGCTCAGGATTTTATTCAACCGACAACAGAAAGTAGATGTATAATACAATTATGGCCAGACCAATCATTAAAGAACCAGTAAGTAATGAACCAATAAAAACACAAGATCCTATTGGGCATATTCTTAATACTTTTGATAGATGTGATCGTTGCAGCGCACAAGCATATGTAATGGTTAAAGGTGCCACTGGAGAACTATTGTTCTGTGGACACCATTATGACAAAATTATGAATAACCCAGAGGCTTATAAAAAAATGATGGGCTTCATGCTTGAGGTTGTTGATGAACGTGATAAGCTTATTGAAAATAAATTAGTGGGGAGTTATAACTAATGTATACATATTTTGTTAGAGAGATTACGAATGTAGTTGACGGAGATACCGTCGATGTACTAATTGATTTAGGGTTTAATATTTTATTTGCATCCCGTGTTCGTTTGGCTGGAATTGATGCTCCAGAATCACGTACATCTGATAAGGCTGAAAAGGTATTGGGACTTGAATCAAAAGATTATTTAAAGAAACAACTAAAAGATGCAAAGTCTATTGTTATTAGAACTGAAAAGATGAATTCGTCTGAAAAGTATGGGCGCATTCTTGGTTGGCTATATGTTAATGGAGAATCAGAGTCTGTCAATAATAAAATGATTAATGATGGATATGCATGGGGATATCTAGGAGAGACAAAAATTAAAGACTTTGACGCACTTAAAAAAGCACGAGCAAAGTCTGGAAAATGAAAACTGTATATTATTTTACTGCAGAATGGTGTCCTCCATGCAAGCGAACACGACCAATAGTTGAGGAACTTAGCCGTGAGCAGACAACTGCAATGTTTCAAATAATAGATGTTGATGACAATTCAAGTTTAGCAAATACATTTATGATTCAATCTATTCCAACTTTTATTTTATTTGAGGACGGTATAGAAAAAAATAGAACTATAGGTGGTCAAACAAGAGAGCAATTAGAGGATTTTATAAATGGATAACAGCGAACAGAAAATAATAGATAAACTTGTATTGTCTGGAGCAATGCAGTTTGCTGGGGTAGATACGAATACTGGTGAAATGTTATATCAGTTTACTCCTAAACTAAAAGAAGTAATGCCAGAGCTATACAAAGAGCATCTTAATCATGTTAATAAAGAAATAATGGGGTTGTGGGAAAAGGGATTTGTTAATGTAGATCTGTTTGCAGAAAACCCTATAGTTACCCTGACAGAAAAAGCTTTAGATCAAGAAGAAATAGAGAGCCTATCAAAAGAGGATAGGTGGGCCATAGAAGAAATAAAACGTATACTGAGCGTTGGAGAATTCTGATATAATGTATTTATGCCATATCTTGTAGGTTCTAAGGGGTCATACGGTTGTTCTGGATACCCTGCTTTAAAAGAAGGTACCAACGAAGTAGTGGGCTGTCATAAAACAAGAGCACAGGCTGCTGCACAAATATATGCAATCAATCAAAGTGAGGGCAATATTGGTAAGGCTATGGGCGAAATTAAAGAAGGCGATTTCGTTATGGGTGCAACATCAGAAGGTTTAATTCACGGTATGGTTGAACATATTATGATTGAAGGTGGAACCCTTGGAACTCCTGGAACCAGATATGCTCTTGAGTCAATGCCACCAGAAAATCCTGCAATGTCTGTTAGAATTTATAAAGAAGAAGATGGTGGTTGGGAGCCAACTGCCTACAGCATTGGAATGATGTATGCAGATGCAGAAAAAATAAATATTAAGGAGCACAACATGGATGCAGAGGAAACAATGAAATCTTATCATTCAGAAAATGAAGATGAAGATAAATGGGATAACATGACTAAGGCTTGTTGGGTTGGTTATGAACAGAGAGGAATGAAGGAAAAAGATGGTCGTATGGTTCCTAATTGTGTTCCAGTATCAAAATCTGAAGACATTAATAAAGCAAAGAAACCAAACTATGATGAATTTATTCAACCACGTCGTGGTGGTAGTGAACCATCAAATGCTCGTCTATATGCACAGATTATTCGTGAAGCAAAAGATAAGTTTGACGTTTATCCATCAGCAGTTGCAAACTCTTGGGTAGTTCAAGAATATAAGCGTCGTGGTGGAACATATAAAGCAGAAAAAGAAGTTACAAAAAGTATTTGGAGTGGTGGCTTGCTAGACTTTAAAGGATTTACAAAATAATGTCTAGCGGAAAATATAAGCCACATCGTGGATTTAATTCAGTACAAATTAAAGACGGCATGATCGTGCGTTTAAGAAAAGATGGAACTGTAAAAGCAGTCCTTGGAAAATATGGGGAGAAAAAAAATGGAAAATAGAACAAAAGTAGTACAACCATCAGATGTTCATAAGGCAGAGACATACACTCCTACGTCTGGTATGAAATCAGCAGCACGTCGTGCTCTTCGCTGGAAAGAAGAGGGCAAGGCAAAAGGTGCTGGTACTCCAGTAGGATGGGGAAGAGCAACAGATATCGTAGCTGGTCGTGCATTATCTCTTGATACAGTTAAGCGCATGTACTCTTTTTTCTCTCGCCACGAAGTAGACAAAAAAGGAAAAGATTTTTATAATACATCTGATCCATCCAATGGTCGTATTATGTGGGATGCATGGGGCGGAGATGCAGGATTCTCATGGTCTCGTAAAATTGTAGAGCGTGAAAAGAGAATGAATAAAGAAATCTTTTCTAACTTTGGTGCAGATCACAGTAAGTCTATCTCTTTTTCACAGGTATTTAAAGACTAATCATACATTGACATAGCAACCTAATCCTGGTACAATTATAGGATAGGAGACAAAATGTTATATGACATAACACAACTTATTATTATTGTCGTATTGACTTTTTACTTCTCATACTCTATAATTAAGTATAGCTCTAAAATAAGATACGGGGGGATAAAAATGGTATTGGGAAGCCAAAGTGCTATTCATAATAGAACTAAATTTTTTAATCCTTCAGAAAACAAATTAAAGATATATTCTCAGTCAAAAAGACATATCAATAAACATATGCTTAGAGTTATGGTTATAGAAGGCAATGCTTATTGGGTTAAAGACAATGTTTTCTTTGTTGCAGAAACAGAGAGTGGAAGTGTTTTACATGATACCGCCAAACAGGTGGATACATCAAGCATGTCTAAGGCAGATATTCATAAAATGATGTTTATTTTAGATAAATTAAAGGAGTCACAATAATGAACGTGGTAGTTCAGGGAAGCAAAGAGTTTAATGACTATCAGGTTTTTTTACGTGCTATGGGAGTAGCAATGTCTGGCATGGCTTCAGAAGATAAAGAATTACATATTTATTCTGTTGGACCAGTTAGAATCAACTCTATGGTTTCTGAATTTTGCAATCTTTCTGAAAGAGGAATGAAGGCTAGAGGCATGAAGATTAGGCACTATAAGGTAGCATCTTCATGGGCTTTAGAAAATATGGAGCATATTAATTACTTTGCGTTTTTAAGTAAGCCAAAAGATCCAGTATCTAAACTGGTATCTGTAGCAGAATCAAAACAAGTTGAAACTGGAATTTTTAGGTATTAGGAGAAAAAATGATTATATCAAATCTAGAAAAAATGGAAAAGATTGTATCTAAGAACAATAATTTGTCTTGGATCGGTTGGGATGTTGCTGATCGTAAAAGATCTGAAGCTGGTCGTACTTCACCAAGTGGCGTAAGAGTAAAAGGTGTTTGGTATTTACAAAGAGTTTACCCAGTTAATCGGAATGGTTGGGATATTCCAAATAAATATAGGGGCTAAACATGCAACAGCACCTATGGAAAGATGGTTCTGCCTGCCTTGGCATAGAAACGAATGCGTTCTTTGATAAATATGAAAATGATATTGATTCTAGACCTATTGTAGATTCTTTGTGTAAAGCTTGTCCAGTAGCCAATAAATGTTTTGCAGTTGGTATATCTGGTAAAGAATGGGGAGTATGGGGCGGTATATATTTAGAAGAAGGCGAAATATCTAAAGAGTTTAATAGTCATAAGAGCAAAAAAGAATGGGGTGAAATATGGAAGGTGTTGACGACAGAGACGGTTTAACTAGTTTTGAAACTATGTGTTCAATACTTGCAGAGCTATGGTCTAACTATAGACAAGATAAAGAACTAGAAGACTTTATTGAATACAATGATCTTGGTTTACCTCTTGCATTTTTAATTGACTCCAGCTTAGTCGATGCATCTCCAATGGCAAAAGACTATGTTGTTGAGACTTGGCAAATATTTTTAGCTGCTCTTGGTTTAGAAAATGATATTGAGTGGAAATCTTTAGATCAAATATTTAAATATTCTGAAAATAGAAGTAAGGATAATTAATGTATACAGATGCTATGCGTAGGGCATTTTATAATATACAGGCGCCTTCTAATTTTAAAATTTTTCTTATTGACAATGAGCACTTTCTTACGATAAAATTAGATGAAAGATCTTTCTTGCCATTAACGCATGACGAGAAAATAGAAGCGGTGAAATACGTCACCCTTGTAAAGAAAGCGTTGGAGATGGAGGGGGCTATCGTGCTTGTAACACGGGAGCCACTACAATAATGCAAACATTTTTACCACAATCAGATTTCACCATATCTGCTAGTATGCTTGACAGCAAGCGTCTGAATAAACAAATATTAGAAGGCTACCAAATACTTAATGTATTGTCTGGAAACTCGCCCACTGGTGGTTGGAGAAATCATCCAGCCGTTCTGATGTGGAGGGGTAGTGAATGGATGCTCAACGAGTATGTGTATGCAATGATTAAAGAAGCAAGAAATAGAAACATAAAAGTTGATAAAAACCAAGAAAATATGAAACTGCTTAAAAGAAAATTTGGCAAAGACTGGGGAAAAAATATTCCAAAATGGTTTAGAGATGAGCAAAAATTATTGCGTGTTGTAACAACGCATCGTGCTAACCTATTTAAAAAAGATCCGCTCTATTATGTACATTTTCAATATGCAACAACTAGCATTAATAATACCCCATGCTGTCCAGACAGGAAAGAGCCATGTAAATATTACTGGCCAACACATGAAGAAAGACTTTCTAAGTAATTTGTTGTAGTATACTTATATATGAAAAGAGGTATCTAGTGGATATATTATTAATATTTCTTGCTGTATTTGGACTATCATTTTTTATAGCATATATACATACTGCTAGACAGCTAAAAGATACTACTAAGTATTTAGCAGAAAGCACACTTCTTTATTTGGCATCTGTTGATGCTAATAATAATCAACAACCAAATATATCAGAAAATGATAAGTCACACAATGAAAGTTTTATAAAATTTTTATCAGATTCTCGTGACTGGGCGTTTAGCTATATAGAGGAAGTGCAAAATGGTTTAAAAAGTTTTATAAATGAGGTAGAGCCACAAATTGAGCATTATAACAAATATGGAATTGTTATAGAGGGTATGGCTCCACCACATGATTTTGCTTTAAAGAAAATATCTAAAGAGTTAGATACTTTAAAAAAATTACTTCCAGAGGATATAGATGATAGACGCTAGAGGTATTCCTACTTGTATATGTCCAAATTGTGGAAATACTTTGTTTAAAATTATTGCTTCATTTGATCCAGAAACTTATACCATTGGCATGTATCATTTAGATATTGAGTGTATCGGATGTGGCACTCTTGCTACTGCTCCAACACCATTAGATAATCCAGATCAGGATCCAAGAAATGATGAAATTAATGGGTGAAATATGAAAGACATACTATTTTCTGTTTTAACAGGTTTTGGATGTGGTGTAGTATTTGCTGCATTCAAATTACCAGTACCAGCGCCACCAGTATTTGCAGGGGTGGCAGGCATTATTGGGCTCTGGGCTGGATATGCTATACTAATAAAGGTTCTATCCTAGGAGGTCAATAATGACAGAGAAAGAACTAAAAGCAATGCTAGCATCCTATGCTCGTTCAGTAGTAGGAGCAGCATCAGCACTGTACGTTGCAGGAGTAACAGATCCGAAAGATTTATGGGCAGCACTTGTTGGTGCTGTTATCCCAGTACTAGCACGTGCAGTTAATCCAAACGATCCATCATTTGGTCGTTTGCCAGCAGCAAAAGCTGTTGATCAAGCTCTTAAGGCTGCAAAGCCAAAGAAGAAAAATAAGTCTGAGTAAATAGCTCGGCGAGAATAGGGCGGGTCTAGAAATAGGCTCGTCCTATTTTAATAGGTGGAATATGGCAAACTTTGGATCACTCTGGATAGGAAATCCTTTAAGCAAGGTAGAGCAAACAGCCCTTGCTTCTTTTATTTTTTATGATCATTCATTTACTTTATTTGTTTATGATATGAATTTAAAAGTTCCAAAAGGTATAATTAAACAAGATGCAAACAAAATTATTACAGAGTCGGAAATATTTAAAGTACAGAATTCCTATGGTCCATTTGCCGATATGTTTAGATATAAAATGATTAAAGAAACTGGATTGACTTGGACTGATACAGACTCAATCTGTTTAAGATCAGACTGGGATTTTGGTGACTACCTTTTTGGTTTTGAAGAAGAGGAGAGACTTGCAAACGGTATACTAAGAATGCCACAGGATTCTGACTTAATTAACTTTTTAATTAAAAGATCTACTCAATATGATAAAGATAAGATAGTGTGGTCAGAGATAGGTCCATTGCTTGTAACCAAAGGCGCAAATAGATTTAATGTTATAAAGTACGCACAGCCACCAAAGGTGTTTTATCCAATACATTTCTGGCAATGGAAGAAGATATGGGATAGAGACTACACAGAAGAAGTTCTTTATAGGTGTAGAAATAGTCATACATTACAGATATGGAATCAGTTCCTCAATAGAGAAGGTATGGATAAGAATAAATTGCCTAAAAGATCAACTATAGATTATTTGTATAACAAGTTTATTTAAACATACCCTGTCATATCTTGTTTTTCAACCTTTTGAACAGTAGACTCTGTTTTATAAATATCGCAGATATTTCCGTTTTCCATTTTAATAGCATATACATTTAACTTTTTATGATAGAAAAGATAGTGATCTATTGGTCTTGATACTGGATTTTTAACATCCTTAATCATTTTTTCTGCGCCAGATTTACTAACAATATAACATAAGCATGACCAAGACTGGTATACCTTACATATATTATCTTTTCCAACCATGAGATCTTTTGAGTTATGCTTATATCTAATATTACCTGTTCTAGGAATATAAACAGTAAATACGTCCCAATCTTCTGGAAGCTCGTCAACATACTTATATATCATTTTATTAAAATTTCCAGACAACTGTATATCGTCTTCCATCAACATTAAATGATCATACTTAGAGTTATAGAAGTTATTCCAAGCCGTGTAGTTGCTTGCCCAAATACCAAGTTCTCCTGGTTTCCATCCACTATCCTCAAAACCTTTTGGATATATTTTTAACTTAGATTTTTTATAAAATGATTTTATATCATCCGTATTTTTTATGATAATGGTTGGCGTGTCTATCTCTTGAAAGTTTTCAAGAAGTTGTTCTTTAGCACGTCTAACAAGCTTTCTTCTTATTGGTATATTCATATTTTCTTCGTCATGAAAAATCTTAAAACATATTTTAGGCTTGTTAGTTTTTTCAACAAGGCCAGATTTTATATCAAAGAATTGTTCTTTTGGATATAGATTACCATTTTTCTGCCACCAACTATTTATAAAGTTTCTAGATCTAGTATGAAAGTCAAGATGATTTGAATTAATTGCATATTTTTCATCAAGGATATGTGTGAATAATGGCATTGAGTATGCATTTCCTAAGTTATACAAGACAACATCTGCAGCCTGATTTCTATAGCCATGACTACTTAACCTATACTTACCATCTATTAAATGGTGATCAACTAAGAACTTTGCATAAGATCTTTTAATTAAATAGCAGGCGGTGGACCAAGAATAACTCATTCTTTTTTTAAACTCATATGGCATTTTTTTATGTAGATTAAACTTAATAGGTTCATTCTGTATCATTATTAATTGAACAATATCAGCCTTGTCTGGAATATTTTTTATAACATAATTCCAGTCCCACTGCCAATAATCAACGGTATCAAAACTAAAATCATCTTCCATTATTATTGCATATTCGCTGTCAGAAGTATTGAGCCAATGATCCAAAGCTTTTATATGAGAAGCAATACACCCTATTTCTGAAGATTTTAAGTTTGGATATTCACCTTTAATAATATTAGATAGGTCATTATTTCTGCCGTCGATAGCTTCTATAACAGTATAATCTTTAATCTTGTATTTCTTAAATTCTTGCTCAGCATTCTTTAATCTATGCTTATGATCTTTTAGATTAATTAAATATACTGGACCAAAGTTCTCCAATTTATTCATTTTTAGATACCCATACTTGTTTATCTTTTACTATCAAGAATAGGTTGTACTTGTATTGCTCCAAAAACTTGTCTATTCCTGGCTTAGGAGACATCTGAGGGTCTTTTGAGTCATGTACCCACCTATAGTCATCAAAAGCCATGATTCCCCCCTTTTTGAGGCATCTCCAGCCAAATGTGGCATCTTTATAAACTTCTTCTGCCCTGTGGTCTCCATCAATATAAATAAAATCATAATGTTCATCATTAGCATTTTGAAGGAAGTCAGACGAATATCCTTTTATTTTACACACATTTGTGTATTTTGATATTTTTTGATCGTATACCGTCTCTACGTCCTGCCAGTCAAAACTTTTGTGTACTTCTTCGTCCGATCCACACCAAGTATCTACATCTGTAAGCCAAGAAGTTTTATCAGTTATTATATTTTCCATTAGCCATTCTGTTGCATCCCCAGTGTATGCACCTATTTGTAGAAAATCTATTAAAGGTTTTCCAGCATATCTGTCTGGAAGTATGAGCTTAAAATAATTTATTGCTCCCTGTTCAAACCAATTTGGATACCCCATATAATCCATTATACCTCACCTTCTGATATAATTAAGGGTGACTTTAAAAACATTAATATCTCAAGATCAGTTAGATAATGCTAAACTATACTCTACTAAGTTTGAATTCATTAAATACCTTCCAAAAAATGGAAATATTTTAGAGATAGGCACTCTAGCGGGGGATTATGCAGAACGGCTATTAGAAACAAAACCATTAAGCATTGACCTTCTTGATGTATTTAAAGCTAATGACTGGAGAGATCTTAATAGATTTAATAAAGATCAACACTATAGCTTTGTCAAAAATAGATTTAAAAATAATCCAGAGGTACAACTACACAAAGGGTACAGTTATGAAGTCTTGCCAAAGCTAAACAAAAAATACGATTATATTTATATAGATGCCAACCATGACTATGAACATGCATCTAAAGATCTTGAGCTTTCTTTGCCACTGCTTGCTGAAGGCGGTATAATAGGGCTGAATGACTATATTTATGATGACGCAGACTATATGGTGTATGGTGTAATTGAAACGGTATGTGAATTCTTATACAAGAATAAAGATTGGGAAGTAATAGGGTTTGCACTACAAGAAAGAATGTATGCAGATATTTATATTAAGAAAAGATAAACATGAAATTTATTTATATATGTAGGGATGGATCTAACGAAGAGCTAAGGTACTCTATAAGATCTGTTTTATATTTTTATCCAAATGCAGATATACATATTTTTGGCGGCAGACCTTCATGGTATTCTGGACAATACACAGAGGTAAAAAATCAAGGCAGTAAGTTTGATAATATAAGCGAATGTTATAAAAAAATATGCAATAGCGATATAGACAAATTTATTTTGATGAATGATGATTTTTATATTATAAATAAACCAGATTCATTTAGTCATTATTATGATGGATTACTTGAAGATAAGATACAAAGACATATGGATGAATATGGAATATCAAAATATGCAAGAGTATTATCCGAAGCTAATAAAAAATTAAAAAGGATGGGAATATCTATGCCATTAAATTATGATGTTCACACCCCAATGATATTTGAAAAAGAAAAACTATGTAAGATTGTTGAACTATCAGATGCGCCAAGATCTATGTATGGGAATATCTACGGGGTAGGCGGAGAAAAAATTAAAGATATAAAGATATACAAAAATACAGATAATGTATATGTAAATGGATATTTTTTATCAAGTGAAGATAATTCATTTAACAAAGTATTGGGATTGCTTCAGTCTAAGTTTAAAGACCCCAGCTTTTACGAATCTGACTTATTTACAACATCTAATATTTGAGACAAGTATTTATCATAATCTATATCAATAATAAAGTTGCCATCAATTAACTTATGTATTTTAACTTCTTTTCCTATTTCAAATAAAATAGATTTAAGATCATCTTCTAAACTCATGTTTATATTATATCACTGGAGCGGATGAAGAGAATCGAACTCTCACTATCTGCTTGGAAGGCAGAGGCACTACCATTATGCAACATCCGCATTGTGGAACAAGTAGGACTTGAACCTACGACGACCCGATTATGAGTCGGGGGCTCTAACCAACTGAGCTATTGTTCCTTTGCGTCAGAGATTCTTTCGTTTAATCCTCTTGCTATATCAGCACAAACCATAAAAGCCTTTTTAGTCTGTCTACTTTTAGCTTTACCATGAGTTGCCCAAACCTCATATGTATATTCAACATCTAAAGCAATTTGTTCACGTATTTCTTTTACAGTAAATACAATAAAATCCCATACTTGTTTCTTTTGTTCATCTGTTAATTCTTCAGTCCAATTACCCATTTACTGGATCCATTCTAGTTTTACCGCAAATACATAGCGGGTACTTGTGAATATTACTTTCATCTAATTCTGTTTCAATAAACATAAGAGTGCCAAAAGACTTACACTTCCATAAATATCTTTTCATAGTGAGGCCAAATACCCTTCTATAGATACTGGCCCCACCACAAAAATGTCCTTAGTTATTCCAAGGATTGTCTGATGCTGAAGCCGTAGCTACTGCTGGCTGTTTTGAAATAGTATATGCAGTTAGTCCTACTGAGTCTGCTACTACTTCATAAGAAGTTCTATTATTACCAGCATTATCTGTCCAATTTTCTTGATAGATTGTTCCAGTAATCATTACTTCTTGACCCTTCTTAAGAGTCTTTTTTGTTTGTTCTGCAAGAGTTTTCCATGCTTTTACCGTCCACCAAGAGGTGTCACGATCTTCCCACTCACCCTTATCATTTTTTGCTCTATCACTTGTTACAACACGAAGACGAACTCCGCTTGTTCCAACTGATTCTGGATCAGCACCAAGGCGACCCACTAGTGTTACTTTCGGATTCATTATTCTCTCTTTTCTACTAAGTTACGATTCCGTTCTATAAGCATATCACATGCTTAAAGCTTTTTCAAGTCTTCTTCTTCATCCCAAGATATATCTGCAGACTCTAACGCATCTGATAAATCTTTAAATGCTTTATACATTCCAAATGCTGCAATAAATGCAGAAATAGCAAGTAATACAATCTTCTTATTTTTCATGATTAATTATCCTAAATGCATCGCCTGTTTCTTCATCTTCGTAATCCCAGAGTTCCCATTTATCCCAATATGGCACACCATTGTCATCATAGTCATCCCATCCTGGACCTGATAGATCCCAATTCATTTTATAGTGTGTTCCATATTTGTTATAAATTGGGTAGAAGGTATTCCATAAGAATAGTTTAAGTTTATACCGCCAGCCAGTATAGCCATCATCTTCCATATATGACATATCAAGTATCCCACTAGTTGCCACACTTCCAGCCCAATTTGCTATCCATCGTAATGGTCGGCGGGACTGATGAATAACCTCTGTATTATCCCAATCAAATGGCATGTGCAATCACTCCTAATAAAAATCCAATAATAAAAGCAGAACAAACGAGGGTAGATATAAAACGCTTCTCAAAATACCTTTTCATGATAGCACGTTCTAACTCTTCGTCTATCTCAATAATCTCATTATTAAATTCATACCGTGACATTAATTACCCCTAGCAATTTTTGTTGCAATCATCTTAACTCCAAGACCGTTAAGCTGAGAAGATGTACCAAGATCAATAGCTTCAATCTCTACTGCAATGTCTTCTTTGGCATCAGCATATCCTTGCCAATACATTTTTGATAAAGACTCTTTCATTGTTTCTGTAAATTCTTCATTTTGCATTTAATTTTTATGTTCCTTTCTATGTCTATTAAGTGTATCATGAGCAAATATGCCCCATCGCACTTCAATTTCTTTGCTGCATATATCGCAGACTACCACCCTACTCATATAACCATTATAGCCGAAAGTGCGAGGGTATGTCAAGAAGAACTGAGTTCACCTATTAACCTTGCTGATATATGACTAGCCTCATCTACATCATGAAGAGATCCCGATATTAATAACTCATTGATCTTAATAAGTTCTGCTTTGATATATTCATTAGTTAGTTTCATATCTTAAGTATCTCATATAAAGGTATGTTTGTCAATAGAGAAAGGGAGCAGTTTGGCGTCATGCTCAGGACTAGCTCCCCAGAAAGGGAGGGAGCGTTTCGCCCCCAGAAAGGGAGGGGCGTTAGAAAGGAGCCGAAGCTCAACCTTCTAGTATTAATTATAGCGTAAAGTTCG